CGTACTTGCCGCCGCGCAAGTCATAACGGGCCCAGAGCACGCCGCGGCCCGATCGGGCAAGATCGTCACGGGCCTTCAGGTACTGGCGGTGCGCATTGTCCAGCTCGGCGTTGGCGACCAGCGCGCGCTCAAGCACCTCGGACGTTTCACGCGGCAGAGGCTTGCGGTCCTTGAACCGCGGCACCACAACGGGCTGCGGCGGGCGAGAATAGATCGACGGCAGAAGGGTCTCGAGATTGGCCCAGAACATCTGAAACTGAGACTTGCGGCCCGCCGTCTTGAGTTTCTCGAGGCTCGCATATTCCTTATCGATCTGGTCGCACGTATCCTGCCAGGGCTGGAACACGCGCTCGGCGTCGGCGATCATGTCGAGCCAGGGCTTGGCGTCGTCTTTGTCCTTGAACTTGTAAGAGGTGAAATCCTCTTTCGTCATTGCATCGGGAGACGATTCAACCATGCGCGGGCCTCCCTAGTGCACCTCCGGAACGTCAAGGACAAACCCGGTATTCTGTTGCGGAATCGCCACGTCGGCGAGCAGCCGAGGTGCGCTGCGCCAGGCCAGCGACATGTATCGGAAGGCGTCGGCAGGGTGACTCGCCCAATCGTGGACCTCGGTCGGCTTGAAGGTCTTTTTCTGGTCGTCCCACTCACGCCGGTACTGCTCGAGCGCAGCCAGTCCGAGATCCTCGCAGCGCGGATGAAACACGCAGCGCGGCAACGTCTTGCGGGCCGCGTTGATGCCGTTCACTTTTGAAACGCTGGGCACCAGTTCGGGGCGCAGGCCCAGCTTGACCATTTGGTCAATCGTCGTCTTTGCGCCCTCGACAAACTTGCGCTGCGCCGCGTCGTGCGGAACGTAATCCACGCCGTCGATCCAGCCATGCTCCTCGCGGCGCTTCCTGATCTCCTCGGCAAAATGCTCAGGCCCTGCACTGTTCGCCGCATAGCAGTCGAGAACCAGTATCTGCAGGCCGACGACCTGGTACCACCAAATCGCCGTATCGTCCTTGACACCAATGTCCCAGGCGCGGTGCACCGGGAAGCCTGGCAGCGCCTGGGCCTCCTCGGTAACGCGGCCCTCGTTGCGCACGTCCTGCATTTCTTCGGCATAGAATGCACCAATGATCGCCGCGTTGAAGTTGCAGTGATACTCCTGCTGCACCAGGGATTTCGCGATCGCCAGCGAGCCATAAAGATCGGTGTATTCGTCCTCGGCTTCCTGCAGCTGTTCCCTGGTCAGAGCCTTGGTGTGGGCAATGTTGCTCAGTTCTGAAAACCAGCGCTCGGACTTGAGTCCGCGCTGGTACATGGCCCGGGCATGGTTGCGACCGCGCGGCGTCGTGATGAACGCGGCCCAGCCGCCATTCTCCTCGAGCATCGGTCGCATGTAGGCCCAAGCCGACGGGTTGGCCAAAGCCCACTCTGAAAACGTAATGCCGGCAATGCCGCCGCCGACCAGGCTGTTGTACCGGTCCGACCCGATGACCTGCCACGTCGCGCCGTTTTTCAGCGTGATCATCATTTCCTGGTCGTTGATCTTGCCGATCAGCTCGGCCGGGAAAGCCTCAAAGATCCGGCGCCTGCCGGTGTGCGCGTTGACCGCCTGCCAGATGCCCTTGCGCGCCATGGCGTACTCAGGAAAGCAGTGCCAGTAGTTGGCCGGCCGCTCCATCATCTTGATCACCGAGCCGTGCAGGCAGATCTCGTCCTTGCCCCAGCGCCGGTGCGCGATCTCTATGAGCCGGTCCTTGCCCTCTTTCTGCCAGGCATCCCAGAACGGCTGCTGGTACCAGCGCGGGCGCCAGCCGCCATGCGGCAGGTGCACCTTGGCCATTTACTTGTTGATGATGACCTGGATCGGGCCGTCAGTGCTGAGGTCGACCTTGGGGCCGTATTTCTTCGGTGCGAGCTTTTCGGCCCTATACTTGCGAACCTCGATACGCATCGCAGACCGGCGCAGCGCGTCGCCGTTCTCCTGCCAGCCGACGACATTGCCTTCCTTGTCCTTCTTCGCCATCCAGTCATTCGTGCCGTCATCAGCAATTTCTAGGATCTCATCGAAATGCGTGTCGGCCTGGATTTCGCGCGCCCGCGTGTATTGCTCCGAAAACCGCTCATTCTCAGCCAGCCACTTGTACACTGTCGACTGTGCCGGCATTTTCGTGTCGGCGACGACCTGGCGCATGCTTTCGCCAGCCATCAGCCGCCGGCAGATCACATTCGCCAATGCCTGCGTGAATTTACTTGGTCTTGCCATGTCATGAATCCTTCGCGGTTTGAGCGCTGAAGTCTTTCTGCGTTGGCCCTTTTACGGATTGTCGCTGGAAGTCTGGTTGATGAAAGGGATCAGGCCTTCGGCTTTGACTTGCCCGGCTCGAATGTCTTGAACCGGCGGGCCCACTTCACGGCGGCAAAATAAGCGCCCGCCGCAACGACGTAGGCCACGAACGGCACAAGCTCGACCGGAATGATATCGAACCCCGGAAACAGGAACGTATCGACAGCCACGACAGCCGAGCCGCCGATCGCGCCATAATCCACGGCCCGCTCGGCCCATTTTGTCTGCTCTGGTGTCATGTGCTCGTCTCCTCGGTAACAACACTGGAAAGCAGGCGCGTGGAAACGCACGTCCCGGCGTGGGGGATGGGGATGGCACCGGACCGCGACGCGCCTGCTTACCTGTAGTGTCAGAAAAAGGCGCCGCTGCGGAATTCAAGTCAAAGAGGCCCGCAACGGCGCCAGGGGAATGCCAACGGCCCGGAGGAACCGAAGGTGGCACGCCCGGCGGATGGGTGTACGCCGGGAATTCAGAATGAGTTTTCCTAATGGTGGCCCGACCTCGCGATTGCGGTCAGTCTGCCCCGTTCCACTACTCCCCGGCTCCGACACATGCCTGCCTGGGGATCGAGTAGCTTCAACGACCGTTATGTTGCAGCACGCTACAGTTCGTCAAGCCCTCGCGTATCAGGCGATTTTCACGGCCGACTCAACCGGCACCGTGAAATCGAACATGCTGTCGTCGAAATCGACCCGCGCCTGGTCACCGAAAACCCCGACAACGACTCCCTTCTTGCCCGTGAACGGATAGGTCAGGACACCGATCCGGTCGCCGACCTTGAGTCGCTGCTTGCCCGCACGCGCCGCGCGCTGGATATTGTCGACATCGGTATCGAACATCAGCTCGCCCGGTGGATTCCTGAGCCATTCCACACCCTTCGCTGAAAGGCGCGGGGCAACATCAGACCCGCATGGCAGGCGCATGCGCCGGATCCCGAGGTCAAGACCTGCGATCGTGCTGACGTCTTCGTCGCCGCGCACCTCGACAAAGACGTGCTCCCATAACGCTGGAACGGGCCGGTGAAGGTCAGGGCGCCGCGACTTGACCGTGTGGTGCGATCGCAGCGAACGCGCGAAACAGAACAACCAGACCACGTCGAGGCCTGCCTTTCGCAGCTCGCTGACCGCTTCGCGCTGGTGTCGCCGCGCGATCGTGTAAATGTACCAGCCTGGCACGATCATGTGGTCGGGTCCTCGTCGTCGCGCGTGACTTGCGGGGGCGTGGCAAGGTCCCATGCGATCGTGCGTCGATACGTCTCGTAGAACGGGTTACCGTGACGTGCTGCGCGCAGCTGCTGCGCTGAATTGCCGACGACCTGCGCATCATCACTGTATGCCCGCAGTGCGCTATGCCCCATTTGGAAAAGCCGTTCCCGGTACTCGTGATCAAGGCGTCGCAACAAATCGCTGTGCTGCACCTCATTGCGCACCGGCACGGTCACACGCAAGGCAAGCTGTTCTGCGGCCCGCATGTGGGACTGAACCGGCTGGGCATTGTGAAGGGCCTTGTGCTGGTTGATCTCCGTGCGATCATAAGCGCCTTTGACAAACTCGACCGTGCTCTGTCCGTGATGACTTTCGAGGTGATAGTACCGCCTTTCGCCTGCGTGCATCTTCGCCGCAAACCCGCTGCCGCCTACACAGTGCTGCATGCGCGCGCCTTCCACGATCAAAGCGCCGCCGCTGGTCAGCGCCGTGCAGATAACGCCATCGATCTCGATCTCCTGCGGATCCTTGCCAATATCGACCCGGACCTGATGCATGGGCCTGTTTGCCTCTTTCAGCGCGCGCTCGGTCCGCATCGACCCAGCCCACCGGTCATGCTCCTCGCGGATCCGCTTGGGCGACCAGTCAAACCGCTGCCCGTGATGCTGAAAATAGTCGATGATCTGCCCCATGTCCGTGCCGAGGTCGATCTCGTCGCGGTGCCGGATAGCCCAGGTCAGCGCCTCGCATGAAGTGCCATCCAGCCTCCCCATGACGGCGCGAATCGCCGATTGGCTTTGACGCCAATCCTGCATTGCCACCGCGATCACGCGCGGATCGAGCGGCAAGGTCGCATGAAACACCTCGAACAACGTGTTCATGACCTCGGAGGGGCCGAGCCTGCGAAACACATACGGCACGCCAAGCGCCGCCATGGCTGCCTTGAGCCGGAACCCGCCAGCCGCGCAGCGCCTGAAAACCGCATCGATCGGCGCGACAGGCGGCAGCAGGGCGAGCGCAGGCGCCGCTGCGATCCAGTCATTGATCGCCGGATGCATCGCGGCCCATCGCGCGGCATTGGTCCGCCGCCA